CCCAATCTTCTGTAAAAGGACTTTACAAGGGGGGGTATTCCAAATTAGAATGGCTCGGTCATGACTATTAAAAATAAATTGCCCCCCGAACTCCATTTGGTGCATGGCACAAAGGGAGAGAACCAAGGAATTCCCCTGCCTGAGTCAGTTAAAAAAAGAATTCCCTTTGCTGAGTGGTTGGACAGACCCGACCAGTTCGACAAAAAAAGATTCCTTGAAGAAACTGCTGAATTTCTTTTTGAAGTCTATGGAATCGGTAGCGAGCAAGACAAGCACACCCTGACCATGTTGGCAGATCAGATGGAATTGTATGTTTCATGTAACGCACAAATCCGACCCGAAGATATTGTCGTGTCCACTAATGATGGCAAAACACTTGCACCCCATCCTGCTATCAGCATTCGCAACAATGCAGTTAAGTTAATTATTCAATTAATGAATGAATTAGGGTTAACCCCTAAAAGCAGATTATCGAGTGGCAAACCCCAAGACGATAGTGCAGTCGCTAAATTCCTTAAAGGTCCTAAAGGTTGATGGATTGGCAAGATGGTGTCCTTTACGCAGTTCAGGTTGCTAAAGGAGAAATTGAGGTTTGTCGCAATGTCAGACTAGCCTGTCAGCGATTTCTTAACCAACTCGAAAACAAAGAATGGGAATGGGAGTTTGATCCTGACTATCCTGCTCATGTCCTAAATTTTGCATCTGCCCTAAAGCACACCAAAGGACCACAAGCAGGACAACCCATTGTTTTAGAGCCTTTTCAAATCCTGTTCATTTGTGCCATCTATGGCTTTCGGTCTAAAAAGGACCACAGTCAACGCATGGTCAGGGATGTCATTTTGTTCATTCCTCGCAAAGCAGGCAAGTCAACCCTGACTGCCATTATTGCGTTATACGAATTAATCTGTGGCGAAACTGGTGCTGAAGTCTTTACATTGGCTACCAACAGAGAACAGGCAAGCATTGTGTTTGATGCATCCAAGGCTTTTGTGGAATCGATGCCTGCTGAACTTAGCCAAATGTTTCATATCAGCAAATACCAAATATCTAAGGCAGGTGATAGCCAATCCATGTTTAAAGCCCTGTCTAGGGATACCAAAAAGACAGGCGATGGAAAGAATCCTAGTTGCATTATCGTAGATGAAGCAAGTCAGATCGTAGATCGTAATGCCATTGAAGTCTTGCACTCAGGTATGGTTGCAAGGCAAAACCCTTTGCGTATCTACATTACAACTGCATCCTTTACTAAGGACACCAAGTTTTATGAAGATATGCAGATGCTTGAATCTATACTATGTGGAGATGTTAGGGAAAACCCTAGATGGTTTGGATTGCTATATGGCTTAGACCCACAAGACGATTGGAAAGATACAAAGACTTGGGCAAAGGCAAATCCGATGCATGGCATATCGGTTTTCCAAGAAGCCATTGAACAAAGGGCAGAAGAAGCCAAGCACAAGCCTGCAACCCTTAACGAATTCCTTTGCAAAACCTTGAATGTCTATGTTTCTGCTAATACTGCATGGATAGACAGACAATATTGGGATGATGCGATTATTGATCCTGCTCAAGAAACTAGAGAACCTAGCGATGTATTTATTGGATTTGACCTTGCCGCTACACGAGATTTGAACGCAGTTTGCGTATTAAAGCGATATGGCGAAGATGATTACTATGCAGACTTTCAGTTCTTCTTACCCGAACAGGCTTTAGACCTTATTCCTAAACATTACTTAGACATTTTTAAATTGGCTATAAGTTCAGGTGTCTTAAAGTTAACCGAAGGGAATGTAATGGATGATCGGGAAATAAGCGACTTTATTAAAGCCCAATGCGAAAAATACAATGTAAAAGAGGTAGGTTACGATGCTTACAATGCGGCTAGTCTTGTGGCTCGGTTGCATGATGCAGGGATTCCTGTAAAGAAAGTTGGTCAAGGCATGGCAGTTCTAAACAATCCTTCCAAATATGTAGAAAAGTTAATATTGCAAAAAGCAATCAAACATAGTGGCAATCAATTTGTTGGTTGGCAAATTTCCAATGCCGAAGTCTTTACAGATGTGAATGGTAACATCAAGGTTAGGAAGAACGAAGCAGATAAATCAGCAAAAGTCGATGGTGTTATTGCCATGATTATTGCAATGCATTGTGCTTTAGACAATCCAAATACAACTTCTTCTTTTGGTTTCAGAAGTTTTTAGGTAGAATAAATAAACTTTTGGAGAAAAAACATGGGAATATTGGATATTTTCAAGCGTAAAAATATACAACAAAACGAATCCAATACCATGTTTGGTCAGACCCAACTTGGTAATAATGTTATATATCAAGGCTCTGCAGGCAAGCAAACTGTAAGTCAGCAATTACTTTATGTAACAACTGCAAGTAGCACATCAGCAGGTAGACCTGTTGATATGACTGTTCTAAGTCGTAACTCTACAGTTATGGCTTGCGTAGGTGTTAAGGCTCGGTCTTTGGCTCAACTGCCAATTCGAGTTATGTATAAGGCAGATAATGGCGAGTTTGTTGATGCCATAGAATCTGATAAAGTAGGTAATCGTGATAAAGCCAAGGCTAAACAAGTATTAAGCCTTCTTCAGCAACCCAACAACTTTCAAAATCAATATGAGTTTTGGTATCAATGGTCGATGTGGCAAGACCTTGCAGGCGAGTGCTTCACCCTTTGGTGGAGAAAAGATCAGCAAGATCCTGTCCAAACTCCCCTTGAAATGTATAACCTTGATGCAACACTTATTACTGTTCAACTTACTCCTACTCGCTATCCTTCCTATCGTCTTACTACTCCTAGTTATGGATTTAACAAGGATGAGCCACTCGCATCACACCAAGTCATGCATATTTCGGAAGCGGCTTGGCAGGGTGTAGCAGGTTTTAACAAAGGAATTTTGGCTACAGAATTGGTTGCTTTAGATCAAGATATTGACCTATATGCTAACTTTATTATGCAAAATGGTGCAAAGCCTACAGGTATGTTTGTTACAGATCAGGTCATTCCTGATGGCAAATACAAGGAAATTGCAGGCAGGTTAAAAGAAGCATGGGCAAACATGACAGGCTCTAGGAACAGCGATTTAAGCAAGCCGGGTCAAGGAATGTTGTTAGATCAGGGCATGAAGTATGAGCCTTTAGAAATGTTAACTCTGCAAGATGCTGATTGTGCTACCTTAAAAGTGCAGACAATGAAGCGTTTGTGTGGTCTATTTGGTGTGCCACCTGCCATGATTGGTATTGCCGATGGCAAATACAATAACACTCAAACCATGTTGGATGAGTTCTACAAGACCACCATGTATCCTATGGTTATCAATATTGAGCAGAAATTAAAGAGCCAACTCCTAAAAGGCTACCCAAGTTTATGCATTCGTTTTGATACAAAAGATTTCTTAAAGGGTGCGGCACTTGACCAAATGAACTTTGCAACTGCAGGTGTTTCAAATGGAATTATGTCTGTTAATGAAGCAAGAGAATATTTAAATATGCCAAAAATTGACGGAAATGATGCTTTAGTAGCAAAATCTACAAAAGCAGAACCTTTGCCTAGCAGTTCACCACAAGATACTGGTGGGGGTGGTGGCAATCAAAGGCGAAAAATGAATATTGGTAAATGATGGATATATTGCACAAAATATTAGACAAATTATCTTCACAAATAAAAGGCAGTAATGTTAAACTACCTAAAAGTGTAGAAGAATTCCCCAAAATACAAGATAATAATCAGGCTATTAACAATGGGGCTATTAATGAAAAATCTACTTCTAATTTGCGAAGCACAAGTCCAACTAGGTCAGTCGGCAGACGAAGCCCAAAATCCCACAGGAAAGATTGAAGCAAGAGCAACGACTTGGGGTGCTAGAGAAGGTGCTGATGGTCGTAAGTTTAATTACAAACCTGAAGGTTTTTACGATTGGGCAGATGAGTTTGCCAAAGAAGGCAAGCCATTACCAATGTTTCTAAATCACAATGACATGGGAATGCCTATTGGTCAATGGGATGAAATCATGTTTGATGAACAAGGCATGACTGCCAAAGGCAGACTGTATATGAATACAGTTGGTGGTAGTGATGTTTATTCTATTCTCAAAGAATCACCAAAAATGTTTGGTGGTGTTTCTGTTGGTGCTTATGCTGATGAAGCCATGATGGTTGATATGAATGGCGAACCTTGTGATGATGATGAAGAAGGTTATTTTCAAATTACTAAAGGTGGTTTGCGTGAGATCAGCGTAGTTATGTATCCCAACAATCCTGAAGCCAATATTAATAAATTAGAGTGTTTTGATGCCGAAGGGCATATAAACCCAAGAAGTTTGGAAAAACTGTTGCGTGAAGCAGGAGTTAGCCGAAAAGATGCGACCACCGCATCTAGTATCTTCAAAAAGGTTTTAGAAGTGCGTGATGCACCTAAACCTGTTGAAGTTGCCCCAACACAGAGTGAGCCTGTTGCGGTGGTAGAAGAAGCCGAAGCAATTCTAAAAGCCATTGAGCAAAGAGAATTGGTTAAGGCATTATCTAAACGCATTAAATAAGGAGTAGTCATGAAAGAAGTTATTGAAAAATTAGATGCAATCGAAGCAACCCAAGTTGCTAAGATTGACGAAGTTAAGGCTGAAGTTGCTCAAACTGTTGAATCTGCTAAAGCAGAATTCGCAGAAAAAGTAGCCGCCTTAGAAGCCAAAGTTAGCGAAATGGGTGCAACTCCTGTAATTAAAACCTACAAGACTGTTAGCCAAGAAGTTAATCGTGCTGTTAAAGAGCAACTGCGTGATTTCGTTAAAAACGGAAGTCGTGTAGAAAAAGAAATTAAGATGTTTGCTGACGAAGGTCAATACGATGCATATATGAACGAAGCATCTGCATTGACTGGTTCAGGTGCAGGTGTTGGTGGTAGAACTGCCTATGACCCTGTATTTGTTTCTTTGCGTTTAATGAATCCTATGCGTGGTGTTTCTCGTTCTGTCGCAACTGAAGGTGCTACCTATCAGTTTCGTGCAAAAACTGGTAACGCAGGTGCAATGTGGGGTTATGCAGTAAATAACAACACTTCATCAGGTGCAAACCCAACTACTGTTGCAACAAACATTTGGCAATTAACTTTGCAAGATTTGAACACCCAATTCCCAATCAGAACTGCCGCACTTGACGACATCGATGGTTTGGAAGGCAATGTTGTTAGCGACATGATGGCTGAATTTAGCCAACAAGAAGGCTTGTCCATGATTCAGAACAACGACCAAGGTGCAACTAACTTGCCTTATGGTGGTAGCAATGGTCTGCGTGGTTTGAATCAATATGGTGGTGCTAATTCAACCTATACTGGTGGCACAACTTCTACTGCATCTTATGGCTCTAGTGGAACTGGTTCTTCTAGTGGTTTACATAATTTGGCTACCTATGACCAAATTACTGCCAACTCTGTTGGAACTACCAATAGCGTAACCTATGCAGATATTGTTAACTTTATCTATGCATTGCCACAACAATATTGGACACCAACTGCCAAGTTCATTATCAATCCTGTAATGCTTTCTGCAATTCGTGGATTAGTAGATGAGCAAGGTCGCCCAATTTATGTTGATGGTTTGGCTCGTGAAGATGGCATTATTGGTAAGTTGCTTGGTTTTGATGTAGTTGCAAACAACTATCTATCAAGCCCATTGTTGCTTACTGCACCTGCCGCTACAACCAATGTGTATCCAATGTATTTTGGCGACTTCCAAAAAGGTCATGCTATTGTAGATCGTTTAAATATGGTTCTGCGTAGATACGATCAGACATTGCCCGGCTTTATCACCTTCTATGGTGAGAAGCGTTTGGCAACATCTGTAGTTGATCCTTTTGCGATTGTTCGCTATCGTTCAACTGTTTACACAGTTTAATAGGGATGGGGGCGAAAGCCCCCACCTGATTAAAAGATATGCCAAAACCAACACAAGCCATGAAAGAAGAAGCCCAAAGGGGCTTAGATTGGCGAAAAGAATTTGGTAGAGGTGGAACAGAAGTTGGTGTTGCTAGAGCAAGAGATATTGTCAATGGTAGAGATTTAAGTAAAGATACGATTGGCAGAATGGTAAGTTATTTCGCAAGACATGAAGTAGATAAAAAAGGACAAGGCTTCAGTCAGGGCGAAGATGGATACCCAAGTGCAGGTAGAATTGCTTGGGCTTTATGGGGCGGTGATGCAGGTAAATCTTGGGCAGAAAAGGAATTAGCAAAGATGGAAAAAAACATAATTTTAGATGGTATCAAAGAAGCCCTAATTAATGGGGAATCCAAGATTACCTTCAATGAAGCATCAGCACTTACTGGTTCAGGTTCGGGTGTTGGTGGTCGTGTCATTTATGACGATGCATTTTCTAGTTTGCGTATGGGCAATCCATTACGCACATATGCAAGACAAATTACCACTACAGGTTCAGATGAAGCCTTTGTAGTAAAAAAAGGTAGTGCAACTGATCCAAGTAATCCTTGGGGTTATACACCTTCTTATAATGCAGGCGATATATCTACTGCATTTTGGCAGATTTCTACTAAAGTAATAAGTGCAAGCATTCCTATTAGAACTGCAGTATTGTCAGATATTGATAATTTAGAAGAAGCAGTTGTTCAGGATTTGGCACTAGAGTTTTTGCAAGTAGAAGCCAATTCAATGATGTTTAATAACGATCAAACAGGATCTTCTACTACTACTACAGGTGCAACTGCAGGTTTAAGAGGTCTTAATTATTATCCTAGTGGGGCAAATGCATCGTTTGGCACAAATGGTTCAGGTTTAACTAATGGTTTGCATACTGTTAAAACTGTTGCACAAGCAGGTGCTTCTTTAGCCTATAACGACATTACTGCTTTGGCTTCTGCATTGCCTGCTCAGTATTGGAACTTTGATACGACTGCATGGATGATGCATCCTTCTACTATTGAATCATTGCGTGAAATTACTGGAACTGGATCGGGCTTGCCTGTATTCCTTGAAGTTGGCAATGCAAATGGTTCTGCAGTTGGCAATATTTTTGGACACGAAGTAATTGTTAACCCCTATATGGATGAAGTAGGTGCAGGCAAGTTCCCTGTTTACCTTGCTGATTGGTCTAGGTTCTTGACGATTGCTGATGGCGAAGAATTGACTATTAAGCGTTTTGACCAAACTCAACCCGGCTTTGTTACGCTATGGGCTGAAAAACGCATGGTAAGCACTATTCGTGATGTATTTGCAGGAGTTCGTCTAACTTATACTGCCCCATAAAGGTAAATTATGGCTAGTGAACTTACAAGTGGTTCTTTTTATGGAACACCAAGGAATCCCTTTAGTTATGAGAAGGTAGAGCAAATTAGCCGAGATATAACAACATCTTGGCTAACTCTTGAAGAAATAACTCAGCAACTAAATCTGTTCCAAGACGAAAGTCAAGATTCATACCTTTCAGGGCTTGAATTGGCTACTCGTATGGCGATTGAGGACTATCTTGGTATGTCCATATTCCCAATCACTTATAAAGCCTACTATGGCTCTACAAACAATTCTGCAGGAATGCAAACTGCATTTGATTTGCCTGAAGTATCTCAAGGTTATCGTGGGCAATGTGGAAATGTGATTAATTGTGTGGCTTATTACAATAATGACACTCCGCCTGTATTAACTATAATTAATCCTTCAGAATATTTTTACGATCCAAGTGCTAATCGTGTAATTGTTAATACGATTCCAAATAGCGTTAGCACAATTATTGCTAATCCTATCGTGATTACATGGCAAACTAAGGCTAATCCATTGTCTGCTTATCCTGTTATCAAACAGGCAGGTTTACTTCTCTTAACCCATTTATATAACAATCGTAGCAATACAACTGCAGGAATCATGCATGAGATTCCATTTGGAGTTGCTCAACTTCTAAGACCTTATAAACCATTGGTGCTATAAATGTCTATTGCTCGTTATGAGAATGTTACGATTAATAATGTAACCAATGGTGTAGATGAGTTAGGTCAATATACGACCACCATTACCCCTTGGTTTATAAGTCGTGCCATTGTTAGGGATGTTAGGAACAATCTTAGGATTGCTGACAGGTATCGAGCCTATCAAGAATTAGTAAACTTAACATTTAATTACACTCCTAACATTAAGTCTATTGTCGATAATCAAGACGAGTTTAGCCTTACTTGGAGAGGTCAGGATTGGCGAATTACCGATGCTATTGAATCGGATGATCGCATGAGTGTTACCTTCTTGTGTTTCTACAACCAACCGAATACACCTGTATGACCACTCAATTAAATCCTGTCAATTATGCCAAGGCTATTCAATATCAGTTGACTGAGATTGTTAGCCCTACCCCTGTTTATGCCAATTTCAACAGGAATTACGCTAAAGAGCCATTGTTTCTTGCATGGCATTTAAGGGATGTCCATCAACCTGTATTTACAGGACAAACTCAAAGCAATAAAGGCATAGATAGCCCTATCTTTCAGGTATCGGTATTTGGACAGTCTATGTCAGATACTTTTAATTTGTCCAACGATATACTACAATCATTGCATGGATATTCGGGGATGTTTGGCGACCCCTTGAATGATGGATTTTTTATCGCTAAAGCAGATGTAATGTGGTTATACAATAGTTACGATAATGAGTTAGGACTGCATCAAGTGTTCATGGATTGCACACTTTATGTGCCAGCATAAGATAAGATTTATTTAACTTTTTATGGAGTAATTAAAAATGGCACTTATTAATAAAGTTCTTCCCGGTTATGTTGCAACCCTATTTACGCAATCAGGTGCAACACCATCTCCTTTAACTGTAACTCAATTAAGCGATTGGGACTATACTGAGCAAATTATTGGCACAAGTGCAGGTGGCACAGGTGTTACAGGTATTCAAGTTCCTGTAGAAGCAGTTCCTTCCTTTGGTGCAGACGATGCATTTGCCGCATACTCTATTGCAGGTCAAAGAACTGGTGCTAAGATCACCACCCAAAACCAAGTTACTAGCCTTACTGTAACTGCACCTTGGAATCCTGCTGATCCTGCACAGTTGTTAATTCGTGATGATGGCTACAATGGCACGACCATTCGCACTTATGTAGTTGCAGTTTATGATGGCACAAACACAGTTGCTTATGCATTCAATGGTCGTATTGGTGGTATGCAATGGGATATGTCGCCTGATGCAGAAGGTAAATTTATCTTCACAATCCATCCTGTAGGTGGCAATGAGTATGGTTGGTCTAATTCTTAATACAAGAAAATGACAATACAAAATAATTCACAAGATTTATTAAATTATTTATTGAACCAAGCCAATTCAGGAAATAAGAATTGGTTTGGTTTTCAACAACAACGCATTGCAGGCATTAATGTCGCATACGAAATAGCCAAGAATCATGCTGACAAAATGACACCTGAACAATGTGCCGAATACGCACTCAAACTTAATAACGCTATCTATTCCAAACTCGTCAAGGGGGAATAATGGCTGACACAGTTACCTTCAAAGTTGAAGGGATGAAAGAATTTGAGGATTTGCTTAAAGAAATCCAAGACGATTTTGGCGAGAAAGATTCCAAGAAAATCCTAAATAAAGCAGTTCGTAAGTCCATGACTTATGTTTTAAATACTGCTAAGAATATGTCGCCTGTTGACACAGGTGCGTTAAGAGCATCTTTAAGGCTTGAGGTTAGAAAGCCTAGTCGTAAAGACAAGCGTTCTAAGTATGTTGAGGATACCGATATTGTTATTGGCAATGTTACGACTGCCCCCGGCAATGTATTGGCTAAGAAAAAGTTTATGAATGTTAAGTCAGGCAAGATTCAGCAAGGCATTGAATCTGATGCAAGAGCCATAGCCAATGAGTTTGGAACTGCTAAGATGCCTGCAAAACCCTTTATGCGACCTGCTATGGAATCGCAAGGTGGCAATGTAGTGGGTAGTTTAAGCAGTTCTTTAAAAGAAGTTTTAGAAAAATATAGAGCAAAACAAGCAAAAAAAGGATAAAAGATGAATCAGTTATCAAAGGCATTTGGCAAAAAGTTTGACAAAGAAGCAGTAAGAACCAAGTCGTTTGAGTATGGTGGGCATACTTTTAAGGTTAAAGTTCCCTTAACTTCTGAATACGAAGCATTGTTTGAAGCAGTAAAAGTTGTTGATGATGCAAAAGTTAAGCAATATTACGATGAACTGACCAAGCAGTTTGTTGAAAACAAAGACAAATTAGACCCTGAGTTGGGGGTTGTATTTAAAGACAACGATGTAGAGATTCAGGGCAGATCAATGTTGGATACTGCCAAAAACAAGGCTATTACAGAGAATCGTATTGTTGCCATGATTCGATTGCTAGTGCCTGAAGAAAAAGACTTTGATATGTCCACGATAACCTATGAAATGGTAGAAGAACTATTTCCATTTAGCGTTCAGTTGGAACTTGTTGAATTAATTGGAGAAGTTATATCCCCTAGTTACAAGGACACAAAGGGAAAGTAGTTCGGTCTGTCCGTAGGCAGGTTAAGGCTTATTTAACTGCTCATGGCACAGACCCTAGCCAAGTCGATGAAGAAACCTTTACCGATATTTGCATCATGTATAGCGATGGCATTATTGGCAACTTTGGGCTTCTACAGGTTTTAGGTAGCCATACTGCAGGCTACTTTAACTCTATGTTGCCAAAAGGTAAGCAACCCTTTAAACTTAAGGATATTATTCCTACTCAGTATGAGTATTTGTATCCACCCTTATCAGAACAAGACAAGAAGGATTTAGCGAACAAATCGTTATTAAATTTTGTTAAGAGTAAACCAAACGCACCCCAAACATTATTTGGAGATAAGTAGATGGCACAAAACATAGCACGACTAGGGGTGGTCTTAGGCATTGATACTGCCGAATTCACAAAAGGTATTGAAACTGCTAAACGCAAATTAGGCGATATTGGTCAATTTGCTATGAAAGCAGGTGCAGTTGCTACTGCGGCACTTGGTGCTATGACCTACAAAGCCATGCAGTTTGCTGACGAAATGTCAGATCTATCTGATGCTACTAGCGTATCTATAGCCCGAATTACACAGATGAGCCAAGCCCTAACCATGTCAGGTGGTAAGGCAGATGATGCAGGAAAGATTTTAGTTAAATTTACTCAAAGCATTGATGAGGCGGCAAGTGGCAGTCAAAAAATGCAAGATGCTTTTGCCAAAGCAGGTGTTTCATTAAATGATTTAACTAAACTTTCTGTCGAAGAATTGTTACAAAAAACTACAGAAGGTCTTGCAAAAGTAGGCGAAAAGGCTACACAAACAGGCACAAAATTAGATCTGTTTGGCAAAGGTATGCGTTCTGTAGATATGAATGGCTTCAATGCTCAGATGTCGCAAAGTGTGGAAGAATTTCAAAAGTATGAAAACGCTATAAGAATAGCGGCAGAACTTAATGACAAGTTGGCACAAAAATCTCAAATGATAACCTTAAGTTTTACTCAGCAAGTATTGCCTGCAGTAAATGCTTTGTTTGATGCTATCGATGTAAAAGGTGGTTTTGCAGAAAAAACATTTGAAGCCATAAGTAACATTATTTATGGCATGGCAGGTGCTTTGCGTTATGCCAATAATGCTATTGATTCTTTAGGTGTTGCGTGGGATTTCTTAAAAGGCAATATGACCTTTGAAGATTTTCAACGAGCACAAATGAATATTGAAAATAATCTTAAATTACAACTTCATGCTATTAGGGAATATCGTAGAGAATTAGAAGAAACAAAAAAAATAGAGCAACCAAAAGGACCTGCAGTTGCCGAAGTAAAAGAAAGTCCTGAAGTAAAAAAAATGAATGAAATGATGCGTGTTGCAAAACTCATTTCTGTTGAATATGAAAGACAACAATCTTTTTCATTAGCACAATTAGCCATTAGAAATCAAATGGTTGGCATGACCGAAGATGAAAGACGAGTTCAAGAAGCAATTAATCAAGTTCTTATTTCTACTAGCCAAAAAATAGACGAAATAACCAAGAAGCGTGAAGATGCTATTGGTCGTGCCGATCCTAAAGATATTGAAAAACTTAAAAAAGTCTATGACGATGAAATTGCAGAGGTGCAAAGATTAAGTCAACAATATGTAGATGGTGCAAGAATTATTGAAACATCAAGCATACAAGCCCAAAGAACTTTTGAATTTGGTTGGAATAAAGCATTTAATCAATTTGCCGAAGATGCTTATAACTATGGTCGTATGGCAGAGGAAATGTTTAAATCATTGACTAGCAACATGACTTCTGCATTAGATAATTTTGTGGAAACAGGCAAATTCTCATTTAGTAATTTTGCTGAAAGTGTCATTAAAGACCTTATTAAGATTCAGTTGCGTATGTCAGCAATGCAAATGTTTAGTGGCATTGGTGGTGGTGGATTATTGGGTGGATTATTTAATTTAGGTGTTAGAGGCATGAATCAGGCAAGCCCTGACTTTGTTGGTCCATCAACTGCATTTATGACTGCGGCAGATGGTGGAATGATTAGTGGACCAACTCTTGTAGGCGAAAATGGTCCTGAATTATTTATTCCACAAAGAAGTGGAACTGTAATACCTAATCAACAGTTATCAGGAATGGCAAGCGACAAGCCTACAATAGTCTATAACGGACCATACATTGCCAATATGTCTGCTATTGATACGCAATCTGCAACTCAGTTCCTTGCTAAAAACAAGAATGCAGTATGGTCTGCAAATCAATCGGCTAGTCGTGGTATGCCTACATCGAGATAATTATGAGCCTTACAACTATCCTTTCTATTAGTGAATCGGTTGGCATTAATGACCATCGTTTTGTGGGTCAAGTAGTTAGCCGAAATCAACGCATTAGCACTTCTGAGATTACAACTGTCGTGCCTTTTGCTTTTGACATGAAACCAATGAACTATTTGCTTTATTCTGAAAATAGAGTATTACTTAATTCTTTACGAATTCCTGACAAGGCTTTAGAGCAATATCTTAACTTTGGTGCTACTGGTTGGGAAAACTATATTGCTTATCAAGGCAATATGACAGGTGGGCAAATTAGTGCTTGTCAATGGCAAACAAGTTCAGCAAACAAAACACTTGTGTTAGGTTCTTTGCCTAGTATTAGTGCTAGTGCATTTATAGTTAAAGCAGGTGATTTTTGCCAAGTAGGTCGCTATGCTTATATTGCAACTGCTAATGTAACAAGGGGTAGTGGTTCTACAGTCAATATTCCTGTTCATAGAAATCTTATTGCTACATTAGTAAGCCCTGTTAATGCAGTTATTGGACAGTATGGAACAACTATATCACTAGGTGGTAGTTCTTATACAGGTGTTACTTTCCCTGTAATTTTAAGAGAATACCCAACCTATACCCTTGTGCCTATGACCAATGATTCATTTATCCAATGGTCAGGTAATTTTCAAGCCTTTGAAAGTGTGCTATGAGTGAAGTTATAACACCTGTAGAAAATACTAACAATATACGATATGCAGACTTTGTTAGGGTTACAAGTCCTGATGGCACATATCGCTTTTCTACTGCACCATCTTCTTTGACTATATCTGCTGTAGATGCTCAACCATTTAATGCACTTGGTCAGTTAGTGCGAGTTGGTGATGTGCAAAGAGATATTAAATCAACTGCTAATGAAACTACATTTACCCTTGTAGGTATTGATACTGCAATGCTAGGCTTTGTATTAGGTCAGCAAATTAAAGGCAGTCAAATAGAAGCATGGAAAGGTTTTTTTGACACAAATGGTGCTTTGATTACTACAGGTGGGCAAGGTGGTTTGTATCAATACTTTAATGGCTACATTAGTTCATTTTCTATTTCAGAACAATGGATGGAAGATGTAAGAATGTTTGTTGGTGTAATAACTGTGTCTGCTTCTTCAATTCAGTTAATTTTAAAAAATCGTGTTGCAGGTCGCTACACTAACGATAACTCGTGGCAATTTTTTGCACCGGGCGACACAAGCATGAATCGAGTAGCATTTATTACAAACATTAATTATTACTTTGGAAAAGGTGCAAGTCCAAATTCATGATTAGAAAAGCCACAAAATATGATAAGACAGAAATAATAGAAATGATGCAACTGTTTAGAGCAGAAGCAGACATAGAGCAATACAAGCATTTAGACAATGTTGTTTATTGGAATAAGTTATTAGATAGCATTTTGGCAGGACAAGGAATTATATTTTTAGAAGAAGGCAAAGGTTTAATAATGGCTTTGATTGCACATACTGCATGGTGTGATCGGACATTTCAGATGTATGAATTAGCGTGGTATGTAAAGCCTGATTATAGAAATACGACAGTTGGTTATAGGTTATTAAAAGAATATATTGATTATGGAAAGCAACTTAAAGAACAAGGTCGTATTAAGTTATTTTCCATAGCCAAGATGGTAAGCAGTCCTAACATTAAGTATGACAAATTTGGGTTTAATAAATTAGATGAAACTTGGATACAGTAAATTAGCAATAGCAACTTTTTTATTGACCTTTGCAGGGTCTAGTTTTGCTGTTGGAATGACTATTGCAACTGCATTAGTAACTGCAGGATATTTATCTGCTACTTATGTTGCGGTTACTGCTTTTGCAATTAATATGATTGTGGCGGCAGTTGTATCTAAGGCATTTTTTAGTCCATCTCAACCTGATGGTGGATATGGTGCAGGATCAAGTCCTAACCCCGGCAACAATCAACAAGTGCCACCTGCTACAGATAACAAACTTCCTGTAGTGTATGGAACTTCCTATGTTGGTGGAACAATCGTAGATTTAAGTATTACAGAAGATAATCAACAACTTTATTATGTTATTGCTTTATGCGAAGTAACCAATACAAATGCAGGACAAACACCTGACACAATTACTTTTGGTGATGTTTATTATGGTGGCAAATTAGTTCAATTTACTAATAGCACAAGTTCAAGTATTACAGGCTTACTTGATGAATCTACAGGAATTGTAGATACAACTGTTGCAGGTCGTATAGAGTTTTGGTTATATCCAAATGGGTCTAACACTCCTGCAAGAGGTTCAGGAAGTGCTATTACAGTAATGCAAGACCCTAATTTAGTATATCAATGGGATGCCAATAAGTTAATGACTAATTGTGCATTTGCTATTGTTAAACTTACATATAGCCAATCTGCCAATGTTCGTGGTATTGAGCAAACCAAATTTCAAGTAACAAATAGTCGCACCAATACAGGCGATTGCTTCTATGACTATTTAATTAATAATCGCTATGGTGCATCTATTCCATTAAGTCAAATAGATACTGCAAGTCTTACTGCATTAACTGCGTATTCTAATCAAACATTTAGTTATACAAACTATGATGGATTTCCTGATACTCAACCAAGATTTAAGTTTAATGGTCTTATAGATACTAATCGTAATATTATGGATAACCTACAAGATATGACATCTTGTTGCGATTGCCTGCTTAAATATAACGAAGTGTCTGCTAAATGGGGTGTAATTGTTCAAAGCCCTAGTTATACAGTAGCCATGAACATTAATGATAGTAATATGATTTCTGCAATTACTATTAGTCCATTAGATATAGCAGGTTCTTATAATGTTGTAGAGTGCAAATTTCCTGACAACTCTAATCAGGATGCTTTTAATTCAAGCACATTTGATTTATCACAAATTGATCCTGCATTGCTATATCCTAATGAGCCTGTTAATAAAGTATCGTTAAGCCTGCCATTAGTAAACAATGATGTTCAGGCTCAATATATTGCTACTCGTATTCTTAAATCAGGCAGAGAAGATTTGCAAGTAGCAGTAGATGTAAATTTTATTGGTCTTGAATTAGATGCAGGTGATGTAGTAACTGTAACCAATAGCAATTATGGATGGGTAAATAAACTATTTAGGATTACAAAACTATCACAGACATTTACTGATGATGGTGCAATCATTGTTAAGTTGAATCTTAGCGAATTTAATCCAACAGTTTATGACGATACAGGTATTACTCAGTTTCAACCTGCACCTAATACAGGCATAGGCGACCCAACATTTTTTGGAACTGTTCCTGCACCTACTTTTTCTGCTCAATACCCTACTGCAACCAATCCTTCTTTTGGTGTAGTTATTACTACATCACAATCAGGCATCATTCAATATGCAGAAATTTGGTATTCGGCATATAGCAATCCTTTGCAAAGTCAAATGTATTTTGCAGGCACAAGCGAAGTTCAATCTAATGGAACTCCTTGGAATACTAATACTGTATTGCCTACTGTATTCCTTGCTAATATTCCTGCAGGTAATTGGTATTTTTTTACTCGTATGGTCAATAGTCTTGCTAGTTCTGCTTATAGTAGCCCTAGCACTTTATTTCAATGGCGACCAAGCACATTCCAATACACAGATCGTTATTTAGCAGTAGCCTATGCAGACAATATTACAGGCTCGTCAAACTTTAGTTTTAGCCCTACAAATCGTTTGTATTATGGTTTATGCAATCAGATAAGTATTACACCACCAAATGATGCAACGCAATATACATGGTATTTAGCCGATCCTGCTTTTGGCACAAATATATTTTTAGGCTATACAAACCGAACAGGTCGTAAATTTAGTTTTGATACAGGTTTTGCGGGATACGCAGGTGGTAATGGTGCGTTTGTTTTAACGCAAGCAACTATATTTGATCCTTCTATTTGGTCTGCTTTGCCTGATGGCACAAATATTATTGACCTAGATGAACGCACAGGTCAATTAATTCAAACAGGAACTACTAGCGTAGGCACAGGCGAGATTGATGTAGTTAATAATGCAGATGGCAAGATTGTTGCGGCTCTAAAACCATTCCTAGATTTTGGTGGTCCATATCAAAAGACTGCATCTGCGGCAACTTTAACCATTGATATTTATGGTCGAGTAGTAGGTTTTGCACCCCCTGATGGATTTTATTATTCTGAGCAACAATTTACTGCAACTGCAGGACAAACTGTATATAGCGTAACAAGAAGTTCAGGCTACTTAATAAATAACTGTTGGGTATTCCAAAATGGAGTATTACTAGACAATTCTGAATTTACAGATACTGCAGGTGCAACAGGCACAGTAACTTTAGCAACAGGTGCTACATTAGGCGATATTATTACAATCGTATCTTTTAGATCGTATAACTCAACAACAGGCAATTACAACTCATTTAGTCGAAATGTAATAGATGTAACCAATGTTAGCGAAATAGATTGCACAGGTTTATTTACGCTAGAAAGTGGCTATGAATTAATTTTTATTAATGGCACAGTTTTAAATGAACAGGATTACAACATAGTCGGGCAAATAATTACCGATTTTCCATCTACTCTTACAGGCAAAGTAGTCGTTTATCAATGGACACCTAATAACTTAGGAACACCAAATGGAAACCCTGTAAATGTAACATTTAATACTATTATCGGTCAAACTCAATATTTCTTTAGTTTTGATCCATTAGCCTTTAATTTATATCAAAATGGCATTTATTTAAGCCAAGGAACAGACTTTACAACATCAACGGGGGTCTATACTTTGACCAATTCTCCCGATACAATACTTAACATTATGGTCAATCAAACCTTTGCAAGAACAGGGGCAGTCTAATGACACAAGCATATAACTTAGCAATACTCGCAAACGCAGTTAATACATCAGGGCAACTTAATGTAGGAACTAATGCAACAGGAATTTTGCCAGTAGCCAATGGTGGAACAGGAACATCAAGCCCATCTTTAGTAGCAGGAACAGGAATTAGCATTTCAGGTTCTTTTCCAAATCAAACTGTTACTGCTACTGGTGGCGGTGGTGCAACTTATGTTGGTGATAGAGGTCAAGCATTTACAAGTAACGGAACATTTACCATCCCATCAGGAATTACTGCTCTTAAAGTTACAGTAGTTGGTGGTGGTGGTGGTGGCGGTGGATGGAATGGCTGTGATGGTGGTGGCAATGCTTCAGGCGGTGGCGGTGGTGGTGCGGCTATATCATTTTTAACAGGATTAACTTCAGGTGCAACCCTATCTGTAACTATTGGTGGTGGTGGTGGTGGCGGTGGATCAGGTGGATCACAACAAGGGGCAACTGGTGGAACATCAAGTGTGTCATCAGGAACTCAAAGCATTACGACTATTTCTGCAACTGGTGGTGCTGGTGCATCTAATGTTGCTAGAGGATTTCCTAATGGTGGTGCGGCAGGTGGTATTGGTTCAAACGGAACTTTAAATATTGCAGGAACTCCCGGTCCATATATTGCAGGTGGTTCAAGTATATTAGGTGGCGGTGGTCAAGCAAATAATGGGGGTGGTATTGCTGGCAGGCAATATGGTGGCGGTGGTGGCGGTGCAAATGGTGCATCAAACCTTAGTGGTGGATCGGGTGCGGCAGGCGTTGTAGTGTTTGAATGGTAATAGGTGAATATATGACAACTCAAAATTATTTAATGATTAATGAATCTACTAATGTTGTAGATAATGTTTGTGTTTGGGATGGAAATTCTGAAACATGGCAACCGCCTAGTAATTATTTAATGCTTGTTAAAGCAACAACCCCTGCTTTAATTTGGAATTGGAACAAAGAATTAAGTGATTGGGTTTTACAAGAGCAAATTGGTGATGGAGATATTGGGTTTACTTGGAACGCAACAACACAAATTTTGACAACTAATCAAGAAAAACCAAAACCACCAAAACCAAAAAACGATCAACCTGATACAAATGGAACAGTAACTATTTAAAAATGGAATCTGCAAAATTAAAGCATGAATTTACTTATGCCGGTGCAGTAGTAAGAATTTATCATGCTAATAAAGGAGAAGGAATTACAAATCATGCACATGAATATTCTCATGCAACTGTTTGTGTTTCCGGCTCTTGCAAATTAACACAAGAAGAAAAATCAGTTATTGTAAATAAAGATTCAACTCCTGTTAATTTATTAGCAGGAAAATGGCATGAAATTGAAGCACTAGAAGATGAAACTGTTTTTATAAATGTATTCGCAGAAGGCAAGTATTAGATTACAATAAATAAAAAATAAGACATGATTCGTGGGTGAGTGGAGTGCCATTCCCCATTAACCGAGAATTGGAGAAATCATGACAGTCTTTAATAAAAATACACTTACTCAAGTAAGTGGGTTTGATAATCAAATTATTGCAGGTGAATTGGTTTATAACCAAAATACCTATTGGAATTTAACGCTAGGCAATAATGATTCTACTGAGTGCAATGGCACAGTAACTCCTATTAATCTTACAGGTGCAACAATAGATGCACAAATTATTAGACGAACACTATCTAATGTTCGAGATAGTCGCTATGGACTTACTTTTGACATAGCAGATTTTAATCCAACTCCTACTCCTATATCACTAACTATTACAAATATTATCCCTGCCAATGGCACATTTACTCTTGTAATAAATGAATCGACTTGGGGTGTAATGGCAGGCGACCCTGAACTAGATATTAACGATGTAAATCCTGTAGGTTTTTCAGGTCGCATAAAAATTAGTTTTCCTGCAAGTGGCTCAACACCTGCAAACGATATGATCATTTTTTTACTGTTCCTGATTCGTTCAGATGCAGTAGTAAATAATTAGGAACTGCCATGCCAACTATTTCTTACGAAAACGCTAATCAAGTTACTTTAATTGTCGATCAAGGCATTATTGGTCCTACAGGTCCACAAGGTCCTGCAGGTGGTCCAACAGGTCCAACTGGTGCAGTAGGTCCAACAGGTGCTTTTGGTGGTCCTACAGGACCTACAGGTGCTACAGGATCGGCAGGTGTGGCAGGTGCTACAGGTCCAACAGGTGCAACTGGTCCTAGTGGCACAGGTCCTACTGGTCCTACAGGCATGGGTGCAACAGGTCCAACAGGTGCTACAGGTCCATCGGGAACTGGTCCAACTGGACCAACAGGTGCAACAGGTTCGCCAAGCACTGTCGCAGGTCCTACAGGTCCTCAAGGTATTCAGGGCAATCAAGGTAGTCAAGGTATTGCAGGTCCTACTGGACCTCAAGGAATACAAGGTCCTCAAGGTATTGTAGGTAACACAGGTCCTACTGGTCCTGCATCTACACAAGCAGGTCCGACAGGTCCTACAGGATTATCTATTACTGGTCCAACTGGTCCACAAGGACAAGCATCTACTGTTGCAGGTCCTACTGGTCCTACAGGTGCTCAAGGTATTCAAGGTGATCATGGTCCAACTGGTCCTCAAGGCATTCAAGGAATCCAAGGCGAACAAGGCTTACAAGGTCCAACTGGTGCTCAAGGCATACAAGGTAATGTTGGTCCTACAGGCACTCAAGGTCCGTTAGGTCCAACAGGTGCTCAAGGAAATCAAGGCAATGTTGGTCCTACTGGTCCTACAGGCATACAAGGCGATATTGGTCCTACTGGTCCACAGGGTGTTCAAGGTATCCAAGGTAATGTAGGCGATATTGGTCCTACTGGTCCACAAGGAATGCAAGGAAACTCTATTACAGGTCCTACAGGTGCTACAGGTGCGGCAAGCACAATAGCAGGTCCAACTGGTCCTACTGGTCCACAAGGCATTCAGGGAATAGATGGTCCAACAGGTCCACAAGGAATTCAAGGTCCACAAGGTTTTGTTGGACCAACAGGAAGCATTGGTTCTACAGGTCCGACAGGTCCACAAGGAAATCCCGGTGCAGGTGGAACTGTTGCACATTGGGGATCATTTTGGTCTACACAAAATCAAGTAGCAGGAAATACAACTACTGCTTATGCAATTACATTTAATGAAAATGATCCTAGCAATTATGGTGTAAATCTAAGCAACAATTCTCGATTAAACATTACTGAAACAGGTGTTTATAACATTCAATTTTCTGCACAAGCAGTTAATACTTCAAATGCTATTGTTGAAACATCGTTTTGGCTGAAAAAAAATAATGTTGATATTGCTGACAGTAGAGGTGCAGTAGCAGTTCCGGGCAAACAAGGTTCAGTAAACGGACAAATTATTGCCGCTTGGAACTATGTAATGCCATTAAGTGTTAATGATTACATTGAATTTTATTGGCAAACAGAAGATACTGCCGTAAGTTTAGAAGTTTTGGCGGCAGGCACAACCCCAACAACTCCTGTATCGCCAAGTATGATTGCAACTATTACGCAAGTAACCTATACGCAGAATGGTCCAACAGGTAGTGCAGGTCCAACAGGATCGCAAGGTGCAGTTGGTCCAACAGGTCCTCAAGGCATACAAGGTATTCAAGGCGAACAGGGTTTACAAGGTGTTCAAGGACCAACAGGTAGCCAAGGTATTCAAGGACCTACAGGTGCAACAGGTGCAAATTCTACTGTGGCAGGACCAACTGGACCAACAGGACCACAAGGTATTCAGGGCGATCATGGACCTACTGGACCACAGGGTGTTCAGGGTATTCAGGGTGAGCAAGGAATACAAGGTGAAGTTGGACCAACAGGTGCTCAAGGTGCAATAGGACCTACAGGACCAACAGGAAATACAGGTGCAGTAGGACCTACAGGACCACAAGGAATTGTTGGACCTACAGGACCACAAGGAATCCAAGGAGTTGTTGGACCTACAGGTCCGCAAGGAACTCAAGGTATTCAAGGCAATACAGGTGATACAGGACCACAAGGACCAACAGGACCACAGGGCATTCAAGGTGTCGTAGGACCTACAGGTCCACAGGGTGCAGTAGGACCAACTGGACCACAGGGTGTCGTAGGACCGACAGGACCACAAGGCGACCAAGGTGTAGTTGGACCGACAGGACCACAGGGTATCCAAGGAACTCAAGGTATTCAAGGTGTTCAAGGTAATGTCGGACCTACTGGGCCTACAGGACCTACAACATATCCTGCATCAGGTGTAGCAGTATCTACTGGAACTGCTTGGGGAACATCATTAGTAGCGGCAAGTGCTAATACTGCAAGTGCTTTAGTTCAGCGTGATGCAAGTGGCAACTTTAGTGCAGGAACTATTACTGCATCATTGACAGGAACTGCATCTAATGCAAGCCAAGTATCGTTAGGAGTTGTTGTAGGCAGAACAATCTATGACACATTTACTGCTACTGCATCACAGACTACATTTACAACTTCTACTACTTACACATCAGGAAAAATAATGGTGTTCTGTAATGGTGTTGAAATGGTTGGTGGTGCAGGTGGTGATGTAACTATTACAAGTGGAACATCAATCGTATTTGCAACAGGTTTACCTGCAGGAACAAGAGTAGAGGCAGTTTATACAGTTTAATAACATAGGATAAGACATGAAAATAGCCGTATATGCAATATCAAAAAACGAAGAACAATTTGTAAAACGATTCTGTGAATCTGCTAAAGATGCCGATATGGTATTGATAGCAGACACAGGATCGACTGACAATACTGTTAAGGAAGCCAAAAAATATGGGGCTACTGTTCACAACATTTCTGTTATGCCTTGGCGGTTTGATATTGCTAGAGATGTCGCCCTTTGCCTTCTTCCTGCAGATATAGATGTTTGTATTAGCCTAGACCTTGATGAAGAACTACAAGAAGGTTGGCGAGAAGAAATAGAACGAGTATGGAAAGAAGACACTACTCGTTTACGCTATAAGTTTGATTGGGGATGTGGTATATCTTTTTATTATGAAAAAATACATCATAGAAAAGGTTATCATTGGCATCACCCTTGCCATGAGTATCCTGTTCCTGATATTAGGACTAATGAAGTATGGGCAACAACTGATAAATTATTGGTTGTTCACAAACCTGACCCTACAAAATCTCGTGGTCAATACCTTGATCTATTAGAGGTTAGCGTTAAAGAAGATCCAAGATGCCCTAGAAATGCATTCTATTACGCAAGGGAACTTACCTTTTATAGCAAATGGTTAGATGCTATTGTGGCTCTAAATCGTTACTTGGCTATGCCCGAAGCCACTTGGCAAAATGAACGATGCTATGCCATGCGTTTACTAGGCAAAGCGTATGATGCTATGGGGCAAGATGGTAGGGAATGGTATCGCAAAGCCTGCAAAGAAGCACCTAATACTCGTGAGCCTTGGGTAGAACTTGCTCATTCATGTTATCTCAAGGGCGAATGGCAGGAATGCTTTGATTCTGCGACAAGGGCATTAGAAATCAAAGACAAAGAGTTGGTTTACACGATGGACCCGACTGTTTGGGGTGCAAAACCACATGACTTAATTGCAATTTCAGCGTATCATTTAGGAAAAAAAGAAGACTCCATAATACATGGCAAGATAGCAGTTGACCTAGAACCTGCCAATGACAGGCTTATTAACAATCTTAAGTATTATGGTGGCGAAAATGCCTGATGACAATTTCGATATGTTTAAATTCGGGGGTTTGGTTAAGCAAGTAGAAACCCTACAAGAAAAAGTCGATGTCATGGAAAAGGATATTAAAACCCTTTTAGCAATGGCTAATCAGTCAAAAGGTGGTATGTTTGCAGGTATGGCAATAGCATCCTTTATGGGTGGTTTAGTAACTTACCTTACTTCTTGGTTTAGCCATAAATGACTATGCAAGATTTGCTCAAGGCAGTCATACCTATTTTGGTTGCCTGTATAGCATGGTTACTCGGTCAAGTATCGTCATTCCAAGAACGATTGACAAAGATTGAAGGCAAGATGCCTGCTCTAATTACAAACGAAGGTGTGCCAACAGATAGCCCAATTTCAGCAGAAAGACGAGCAAAACAGCGTGAAGAAATCTATAAAGAAATTCATGATCTTCATGTGCGAGTTAAGTTGATTGAAGAAAGGCAGAAAAAATAATGTTTCCATTAACAGCATTGTTTGATGTAGGAATGAAAGTATTAGACAAATTTATTCCTGATCCTGAAGCGAAAGCCAAAGCCCAACAAGAACTAATTAAGTTGCAACAAGAAGGCAAGTTGGCTGAACTACAAGCCGATAACATCGAAGCCCAAGAACTGACTAAGCGACAGCAATCAGACATGGCATCTGATTCTTGGCTATCCAAAAACATTCGACCCATGACCCTTATAGCCATCTTAGCAGGCTATTTTATCTTTGCAGGAATGTCCACATTTGGCATGAATGCTAACGAAAAGTATGTTGAGTTGCTTGGTCAATGGGGTATGTTAATTATGTCTTTCTATTTTGGTGGTCGCACCCTAGAAAAGATTATTGATATGAAATCAAAAGAGAAACCGAATGCTAACAGTTGAGCAATTACAAAAACTTAAAATAGACCAAAAGTGGCTTGAGCCATTAAACCAAACGCTACAGAAATATCAGATAAACACCCCTGATCGTATTGCATCCTTTGTAGGACAATGCCAACATGAATCAGGCAACTTTCAATTACTGCAAGAAAACCTAAACTATTCTGCTGATGCGTTAATGCGTATTTGGGGATCGAGATTCCCAACAAAAGAAGAAGCAGACAAATATCATCGTAATCCTGAAAAGATTGCTAATAAGATTTATGGTGGTCGTATGGGCAATACTGAAGATGGGGATGGTTGGAAATATCGTGGCAGAGGAATTAAGCAACTGACAGGAAAAGAAAATTATCGTAACTGTGGCAATGCACTAGGTGTAGATTTTGTTACCAATCCTGATTTATTGCTAGAGCCTAAGTATGCTTGTTTATCGGCAGGGTGGTTTTACAACAAACATAACCTGAACGAATTAGCAGATAAAAAAGATTACGAAACAATGACCAAAAGAATCAATGGTGGGCTAATCGGCATTGATGATCGTAAAGCCAAAATAGCCCAAGTCTTACAAATCTTAACTAATAACGATTAAGTAAAACAATAAAAAACTTACAAAGATGCCATAGGCTAGTTTAAGTAAATATTGTCTGCGAATAATTGCAGGGTCATAAATAAAGCAACTTTGAAGCAATAGCATATCTGTATCTTCTTCAACATACTTTGGCTTTAATGGGTTGAGATAATAAGCAGAGCCAATTAAAACTTTGCCATTGTTTAGATGCACATCTTTTATAGTCATTTCCACTCCTTTAGTTTAGACCTAGGAACACAGTAGTATTCTTGGTTGGTTAAATTACTAACCTTCTTGTTTTCATCATCTATTACAACTTCTCTTGATGCAATGCCAACTATAGTGCCATTGTCATTTGCATCCAACTCTACTAATACATAAAAGTCATAATCTTTTGTTGCATGAGTAATACGCACATTCATATCACCATTAATTCTGCGTGTGCTTTTTACATCTATCTTATGACCTGTTGGTGCAATTAAGTCTGCCCCAAACTTACGAACATCACAATTCAAATCAAAAAACCAACCTTTGTGCTTGGCAATCATGTATTCAGACAAGACCCCATCAATGGATATTTGTATGGGATCTTTGTTTGATTGGATTTGCTCGGCACACAATGCAGAAGTCTTAATGTTTCTAATCTTGCCAATGATTTTGCATATCTCGACTTCTGTATCAGTCAGTAGAACCTTGGTTACTATGATATGCCCCCTGTTCTCCATACATAAACAATAGCAGGTATGCCAAACATTAACAGACCTGCTAATGCACCTACTAATATATCAATCCATTCTCCACGAAAGTCTTTCATAAATCCCCCTAAATTATTGAACCAATTTTGGTCGTTGAATTACTGTTTGCTTAACTCCATCTCTAACACCATGTTCTTTAACAGTTGCTCTAATTGTTGCTGATTCACCTTTGTTTGGAAAATCTAAAGAAGTGCCTTTGTAAATAATAATATTTTTATTAGCATCTTCACAAATATGAATGTAATTTGTGCCATAAATACTATCAAGCACAACAACATGAACGCATACAATGCTTATTGTAATTTTTTCACCAATATTGCCAATATGCTGTTTTTTAGCATTAATTAAAGCCTGCTTATTAGCCCATTCAGCCTTTCGAGCATTACGATCAGCAATACATTTACGAACTGCTAAAACTTGTTTTTCAGACAACTTGCCATAAGAATCAAATGCAGATGCTAATGAACCAATAAATCCTTCTTTATAGTGCTTGAAATTGCCTTCGTCATCATGCACACGACCAGCACACAAAAAGTTTTGGATTTCATCATGATCTGCATAAGTTCTGCAAAATGTTTTTTGAGCATTAGCAATGATGCGAGCCTTAGTAGCCTCGGCATAAGCATGGGGATGCTCAATAATTGGGGCTACATTGATATAACTACCATCTGCACATTTCATTTTTGGCATTTTGATTTCCTTGTTAATTTCCCTGCACATTGCAGTAAAGACAGTATCATTAATTTTGCTTAATAAGACAAGGGATATTTACTAAGGAAAACCCTAATGAATGGATATACAGTAGTTGGGGTGGGTTGGACTTGGTGTGAAGGAGAATCAGTCCTGCGTTAGGGGGTAACGCACAAGCCCAACCCAAAGCCATTATAAGCCCTATAGACGATTCTTTCGTTTATAGAACATCAAAAGGTATTGTAAACACTCCCAAGCATCCTGTAGGTCGTTTTCTGCGTGTTCTATGACCCTTGCCTGATTGGTTATGGCATTGACAAACACATTGGCACATCTAGCCATAGGCAAATTCAATCCATTTCGGTAAGCCGATAGTTGCATTAAATGCTCGTGATATGGCTTGATTTCAGCCACATCTTTTTCTGTAGTCTTTACATCGACAATAAAGCCTGATTTGGCATACAGATCAACCTTGCCCCCAAAGCCTGATGAATGGGCAAACGATTCTTCTGCAATCCAATTTTGAGGTCCAAAAGCATCTACCAAAGCCTGATTTACTTTATGCACATACACAGGATATTCGGGCAGATAGAAATCACCCCTATAAAACTGCTCAATGATTGCATGGATGTCAGTTCCTCTTTGGCTTGCTTCTTTAGACGCAGACCTACTATCAACCATAATTCGGTCAATCCAATCCTGTTCGGATTCACCTTCTATGCGTGGCAAAGTAAGGGCCGCCAATAATAACTGTTGATTTAGCCAATTAGTTAGCCCCGGTTTGCTGATTTGCGACAACAGCGTGGTTACTGATGGAACTAAATTTTCTTTCCTAGCATCTGCAAGAGTTGTAGGTCGTTCCTTTCCTGTAGATTTGGAAATAACTGTATATCTTGGCTCACCAGTCTTGGCACAATACCAATGTCCTGATTCAGCCACATAATTCTTTTTCACTTCCATAATTCCCCCTTGATTATTTACTAGTCGCCTAGTCGAAGCATTTTTTCTCGTTCTTCAGGATCAATGCACCTGTCGGCACATACTCGAATAGCAGTCTTAACGACAGACTTTAGACCTTCTTCTGTGAAAGCCATTACTGGTCTTTCATCATCGTAATCAACTTCAACTCGACCACGAATTGCTCTTGCTTGAATCGTATCCTTAATCGTGCTATCCATAGTATGCACTCCTTTTAGGTTATCCCCCAAGTTATCGACAAATGGTTACCCATTGACACCCTGCAGGCCCACAAACATATTGTTGCCAACAATTAGCCTGTTGTGCTACTGCAAAGCCAACTACAAAAAACGATGCAAAAATTACCAATGCTTTTTTCATATCTTTTCCTTTTTAAAATGGAACATCATCATCTTGAATGGTTACTGCTTCCCTTTTTACTTCTATATTTACAAACTCAGATGATCGTTTAATCATCTCTTGTTGCCATCCCCAAACCGATTCAAAATTCTTGGGATGTTTTTTAATGTCATACATGAAAGGCTCGTTAACTCCTTGTGGGAGTCCACCTTTCGCAATCATTGAAGGAACTTGTGCGAGTCCACTTATATTTGCGTAGGTCTTGCCTTGAAACTCGTTATGAACAACATTAACTAAAGCAAACTTTCCTAACAAACTTTCAAAATTCAATGGCAACTCAACTTTGCCAAACCATCCTTTAAGGTCAGCCATCAAGCCTGATTTCTCATGGTTGCTTAATGTGTAGCGTTTATATACAACTAAAGGCTTACCTTCTATTTCCAATGCCCCTTTGGAATCTTCACCAAAAAGTTCAAAATTCAACAGAATCTTGTGCGACATTTTTTCTACCCCATCCCACACAGTCTTTTGATGTCCTAAATCAATGACCGATATGCAACGACCAAGGTAACTGCCTGCATCAGGATTTCTAAATTCCATAACCTTACTTTCAGTTGGTTTATCTAATATCATTTCTTTTTTTCTCCAAAAATATTTCCAAAATCAATAAATACATCTCGCATTAAATCTTTACTTTGCTTACTTTTTCCACAGGCATATCGTAGTGTTGCCATGTCTTGCTCGGTCAATACTTTTTCAAGCCTATCTAATAAATCATCTAATTCCTGTTCAAACTCATTCATATAATTTCCTTAGTTAAAACCCTAATTGGGCATTTAAAGGTTAAACCTACTTAAAGTGTTTGTCAACAAGTGTTGCAAATCGGGGATTTAAGGGTTAAGATTATTGCCTATGGACAATAAACTACAACTTACAGATAGCCAAATTATTGATTTACTAGGGGGATGCACAAAGGTCGCAAGGCTATGTGGCATAAGCGTTCCTGCAGTTTCAATGTGGCGAAAAAAGGGGATTCCTGCAAGTCAATTTGTATTTCTAGGGGCAACCTTAGAAAAGGAATCTAAAGGCTTAATTACTCGCAAAGACATTTTGCCCCAATCATGGCATATCGTTTTCCCTGAGTTGGTTAAAGAAGAAATTCGAGTAGAATAGTTTCTGTTTTAGGTCTTGACTGGGGACATCTCCAACCACTAGCGGTCAAGATACAAGGGTTACTAGGGGTTTAAAGGATGTAATAGCCCAAGATCGGTGGCGAAGATAGTGCCGATTCCTTGAACGACTGTCGGGTTCTGTAACTCAGTTGGGTAACAGTTTTGAAGGCGAACCTCGGTTGGGCTAGGTTCGTTCACAGAAGGGTAACTAAGTAATATATAAGTTACTTATAAGTATATAAATTAACAAATTTGTTAACTTTTAAGTTATAAATTATTGGTCAATAAAAAATTTGACCTTTTTTTTGAAATATAGTTTAAGATAAATTAATATGATGGAAAAAGATGAACGAATCGCAATGTTATATGCAATGCTCGCAACTGCTGATGCACAAGTAAAGGTATATACAGACCGAGTGCTAGAGTTGCAAGAACAATGCATGAAACTGCAAGAACGCATACACGAATTAGAATCACAAATCTTTGGGGGAAAAGTTAAGTGAAATACATTACTGCAACATTTTTGTTTCTAGTATTTAACGCATCGTGGCAATGGTGGGCTTTGATGTGTGCATGGATGCTTGCAGAACTGTATATGTATGCCACTACCTTTTGGAAAGAATATAAAAAGCAACTTAAAGAACTTAATGCAGAAGTCAAACCAATGACCAAACAACAGTTAGAAGAAGTTTGGAACAATGGTTATGCAGTTGGCTTAGAACATAGTCAATTAAGGAAACACTAATGCCAACAGAAAAGCATTATGTTATTTTTGACGAACATGGCGAGGTTATGCGATGGGTCAAAACAAAGCATGAAGCAGAACATATTGTTAAGACATACAAAGATTGGTCCTACCTTTATGTGCCTGCTAAGAAGCAAAAATTAGATTTACCTGATGCATTATTTTAAGGGGGAAATATGAACGCATATGAATTAGCAAAAAAACTTGAATGGTATTCAAACTATCCTGAATTTGTTGAGGCAGGAGAACTGTTACGCCAACAAGCAGACCGCATAGCGGAGTTGGAGAAAACGCCAACAAAATACTGCCCAAGCGAACACAACGAAGCCTATGAAAAAGGGTTTATCGATGGTATGGCAAAGCAAAGGGAATCAAGTGTGGATAGATTTATAAATTCAAATAACGGAATTATTGGCAAGATTGGCGACAGTCCAATACATGACTTAGTTCACAGAACCACACCACAAATAAAAGAGTTAAGTGATGAGGAACTCAATAAAGCGTTTGATTACTACTGCGAAACAGATGAAGGCGTATTGCGGTTTAACTATGAACTTCGTGACGAGTGGAAGAAAGAACAGTTAATCCGTTGGAAAGAAGCATTTAAGAAAGCGAGTGAAAAATGAAGCCTGTTGCATGGATGATTATAGATGTGGATAACGGAAAATCACTTCAGTCTAAAGAAAGCAAATTTTCGGAAATAAATATTCCACTTTACACCTCACCAAGAGAGTTAAGTGATGAGGAAATAAAAGCAATAGCCAATAATTTAACTTGCACCCCAGATAAGAATTGGAATGTTTTATTTGCTAAAGCAATACTAAAGAAAGCGAGTGAGAATATCCACTTTGAGTTGGAGTAAAAATGGACAACAAACCAGCAGATATTTGGACTTCTTGCCTTGATTGTGGTCAACGAGTAACTGGCGATTCCATTCATACTTGTTCACCACAAATAAAAGAGTTAAGTGATGAGGAAATAATTGAAATAGGTAATGCAGTTGTAAACCTTATTGATTCCAATGAAGGATGGATTGAATTTGCTAAAGCAATACTAAAGAAAGCGAGTGAAAAATGACTATTTTTACAACTTGACAACATTAGCAATTTATATTAATCTGTTTGCATGACTAGATTACAAACAATTAGTAAAAAAATGATTGGCAAACGATATGAAAGATTGCTTATAAAAGAATTTGCTTATCAAAAAGATGGGCATTATTACTGGAAATGTTTATGCGATTGTGGCAATGAATCTTTTGTTAGATCTGCAACTTTAAACAATAAAAGACAAAAATCTTGTGGTTGTTTAAAAAATGAACTTGTTAAAAAAAGAGCAACAAAACATGGTTTATTTAAAACTCCAGAATACATAGTTTGGTCAGGGATATTGTCTAGAACGCATTGGAAAAGTTCTAATAGTTTTCATAGATATGGTGCAAGAGGAATTAAAGTTTGCGAAAGATGGTTAAATTTTGAAAATTTTTTAAAGGATATGGGAAAAAGACCTTCAATAAATCATTCTATAGATCGAATTGATAATGATGGTAATTATGAACCTTTAAATTGTCGTTGGGCTACACCAAAACAACAAGCAAACAATAGATCAACAAACAAAAGGAGATAAAAAATTACTACTTTTACTACTGAGGACAGAGAACAAGCATATAAAACAATTCCATTGACTGACAAACAGATTATGGACATTTATTACGATGTAGTTCGTATGCAAATTAAACATGGATGGCAATTAGAATTTGCTCGCAGAATAGAAAAGGCTCACAAAATATCATGGAAATAAAAGTTGAAATGGTTGAAGAATTAGACGATGGTTCTGCCATTGTTACTGTTCATTACGATAAAGAAGCACATAAATTTTTAATGCAACAGGGTGTTATTTATACGATAAAAGAAGCAATAGAAATGGAGAAAAAACAATGGAAGGGTTTGAAGCATGGTATGAGATGTATCCTAGGAAAGTGGCGAAAAAGGCTAGTCAGCGTATTTGGGGGCGACTATCCGAGCCTGAAAAGCGAAAAGCAATGGAAGCCTTGCCCGCCCATGTCAAATACTGGAAACTCCAAGACACAGAAAAAGAATACATCCCACACCCGGCAACATGGCTCAACCAAGCAAGGTGGGAAGATGAAATCGACCTTACTCCAAAAGAAGCCAAGAAGCCAAAACTCCCTTGGTATTCGACAGACGAACTTACCATCGAAAAAGGCAGGGAACTAGGATTGATGCCTTATGCAGGAGAATCTATGGGGCAATACAGAGCAAGACTTTCTGCACAGATCAGCAGTAAGGCAGTTGATTAAATGGCGAGCAGAGAAAGGTCTTGATTGGTGGAGAGATTTTTTGTCTAAGCACAAGATTAGCAAAAAGTTGTTAGACGATTATGCTGACCAATGGGCTAAAGGTAACAGAACAGGAGAATGGGGGGTTTGGAAATGAGTTGGTTAATAGAAGAAGTTACTACTGGTTTAGTTGATGGATATTGGGCATCAGAAAATACAGCAATACAATTTAAAAAATGGTTTGAAAAAGAATATCCAAATTTAAAATTTATCGTTAAATATGATGCAAATCCACATTATTTGCAAGATTGTGAATTGCTTAACAAAGCAGATTGGTTTTGGAAATGAGTGCTTGGTTAATCATTGTTACTGGTCTTATCTATGCTTACATAGCAATAGAACAGGGGGTTAAAGGTAATATGCCTATGGCAGTTGTATATAGCGGATATGCCTTTAGTAATGTTGGACTTTATATAATGGCAAATAAATGAAAGAGATAGATCCCAATGAAGCGATTGACTTCATATTTAAAAATGCAAGCCTATATGCAAAGGCTAAAGGGCAACTGGCAGAACTTGAGAACTACCGCCATAGTCTTAAGGCTATTAAAATGTCGCAGACCGATGAAACGAGCCTTGGGGCTCAGGAAAGAGAAGCCTATCGTAGCCCTGAGTATCAGGAACTATGCAAAGCCATTGGTCTTGCAACCGAAGAAGCCGAGAAACTTAGGTGGTCGCTTGTTGCGGCACAACTTAGAGTTGAAGTATGGAAAACGCAACAATACAACGAAAGAACAATAGAAAGGGTAGCACGATGAGAGATTTTGCAGAAGTTTATGTTCAACTACATCGCAGACTTAAAGACTTGCATCACAGGGTTTTAAGGAAAGATGATGTTGAAGCATACTTAATTTCATGTGATGTAACAGAACTTGCACAAGAACTTGAAGATATACTGCAAGCAGAATCAAATAAGGTAAAGCAATGACAACAAAAGCCGAGAAAGAGCATATGCGTAAACTTGCTGAACTCGGTTGCATTTTATGTATTGAATATTTGGGTATATATGGGTCGCCTGCGGAAATACATCACATTAGACGAGGTGGCATACGAAGCCGCAGTCCTGTTATCCCCCTCTGCCCGGAACACCATCGTGGAAATACCGGAATTCACCTTTTGGGCAGAAAGGCTTTTGTTGAAAGATACAAAGGCATTACCGAAGAATATTTGTTGGACAGAAGTCTTGAACTTGCCTACAAGCCCCACCCATGAATGATTGGGCTTTTTACTTTGGTCTGTTTGTTGTGCTATCGCCATTCATAGCATTTTGGATTTGGCTACAACTCTAATGGATCTAGCCCAAACTCATCGGCAACCTGTTTGCAACGCATTTTAAAAACCTTATCATGATGATTCCATCGTTCTCTTGCGTGAGCCCATCTACTCATATGAACTGCTTCATGGCAAAGACTGCGAAGCACAGTCATGAAATGACCACATAAAGCCCTAGATATTTGTATCTTGTGTGCGTAATCTTCTCCCTCATCATATGTATAGTATGCATACGCAGATGGATCTTCAATTACTTCAAATTTAATTTCTTCAGGCAATGGCATATTCCATTTTGTAAATGGATGGCAACAATAGATAGTTGCATACAAATTACGAAGCATTGCAGGAGTAATGTTCATACTTTCATTACTTGACCACGAAAATAATATAAGCCTTTATCTTCATCCACAACTTCTGCCAACTCAGGTGGCATTAATTTGCCATTGTTAAAGGTTAACACAGCGAATCCGGAACGCCAGTTAAGGGGATTGTTTTCCGCATATATGAACTGGCTATCTTTTACGCAAGCCATTGTGCCTGTATCTACACCATACCTAGTTCCAGTATAGTCAGTCCAAGGGGTTACTTTTAGGCTATGTAAATGCCCTGACACAAACGAAGTGCCTGACTTTAGCGTGTTGTTGTAAACAGCATGAATTCCGTTATGCCAACGATGCTTAATCATGCAAGTATTGTTAACCATGATACTCCAAAACCATTTCCAATGAGGTGTATGATCAGCAATATCAAAACCTTCTATCCCTTGATACTGCGGCAATACATTACTAAGTTTGCCCGAAAAGCGAAGGTCATGATTTCCAATCGAAATTAGCAATTTACACCCTGCAGGTCTGACTGCTTCTATATCGCCTAACCTTGCTTGCATTTCTTCTAATTCTTCTTTCACAGTTGGATGATTCTGCCATCCAATTCGATGATGTGCCGAAATACTAGCAAAATCTGAAAGGTCGCCATTCAAAATAACTACTTTTGGCTTAAGAAATTTAACGCATTGCACAAAAGCACGATGAGCAGTTGTTATGTATTTAGGGTTGTAATGGCAATCTGATCCAACAATAATTACACCATTCTCTAGCGTAATATCACATTGAGTTTGAAGATCGGGAATGTAAATATCAGGTCTGCCTTTGTTATCTAAGGCTTTAAGCATTATGTCGTAGCGATCTTCTATATTTTTTCTTCTTTTTAAGACATTGCGATATGAAATATTCAGAATCCTAGAAAGTGCCGCTACTGATTGATGCTCTTTCCAAAGTGCTATAAATTCTTCATCGGTAGTTTGGGATTTATTCATAATTGAACCTAATCGTGATAAAGTTGCCTTATATTAAACGAATATCATTAAAAAACAATGGCATACGCTAAAAGGGTTGATTCAAACCATGCAACTATAGTGAAAACCCTTAGAGATTTGGGTTGCTCTGTATTTGATACAAGTCGTGTTGCAGGTGGATTCCCCGATTTAGTTGTAGGTCGCAACAATAAGACAGTATTAGTTGAAGTAAAAGCAGATGAGAAATCTAAATACACACCTGCTCAAGAATTGTTTATGATGAATTGGCGAGGTTCAGCAGTTGCACGAATTGATTCAGTTGATAGTGCAATAAGGCTAGTCAAGATACTCGACAGTCAGTAAAATAGGATTACTATGCCAATAAGACATACAGACAAAGGATGGTATTGGGGATCGAAAGGTCCATTTTCGACTAGGGCGAAGGCTCAACAGGTCGCAACTGCCGCTTACGCTAGTGGCTACAAAGAGGAAAATCAAATGGATAAGAATTGCTGTGGTGAATTTATCGGGAACTTGCTACATTCGGCAACCATTACCCATTTTATGCACCTGAAAACAACGAGTTACGCTACCCATGTAGCACTTGCTACTTATTACGATGAGGTGGTCGAAAATGTAGATGGTCTAGCCGAGGCTATTCAGGGATGCTATGGCGAGTTAATCGATAACTACCCAACCATGTTCGCTAATGTATTAGGCGAGCCATTGAATTACCTAGAGATGCTCAAGGATTATGTTGCAGAAAAGCGTGTTGATATGCCACAGGAATCTAACATTCAGAATGAGATTGATACGATTGCAACTCTGATTGATAGCACTATCTATAAATTAAGGTTTCTTAAATGACATGGAATCTAAGGGTGCTAGAAGTGCCTGATGGTGCATCTAGTTACTATGAAATCAGGGAAGTGTTTTACAACGAGCATGGCAAACCTTGGGGTCATAGTCGGGCAACAATGATGGGCGAGAGCAAAGAAGCCTTACGCACCTACATGGCTAGAGCCTTAGAAGCAATGGACAAGCCTACATTCCAAGACTGCGATTTGGTTGAAAGAGATGCCAACGATCCCGAAGTTCACTAAGTGTTTAGAGTTAGGATGCAAAGGAGAACGCAGTAAGTTCAATGCGTATTGCATGGATCATGGTGGGCGAGATACCTTTGACCACAAGAGATATAACGACACACCTAAACGCAAAGAGTTCAACAGTAAGTATCAGACTGCCCAATGGAGAAAACTCAGGCAGATACAATTATCTAAGCACCCCTTATGTTTAGCCTGCTTAAGTGAAGGCAGGATTACACAAGCAGAACATATTGACCACTTGTTCCCTTGGTCAAACATAGGCGAAAGAGCCTTTCATCACAACATCTTTCAATCCCTTTGTGCTTCATGCCATAGCATTAAGACTACCCTAGAGCAAAGGGGAATCTATAGGCACTACACAATCCCTAACAAGGACTACACCCTAGCAGACTATGCATGGGTTATGAAAATCACAGAGCAAGCATAGTGCCTTGTTAAATGCGTTTTAAGGGTGGTTTGAGAGAAATTTAGGAAGAACTTAAATCTTTGTGCAATGCACAAGAG